GCGGGGAATATCATTTCTTTTTGCCCTTGGCTTTAGCTTCTTTTGCCACGCTTAATGCAATAGCAACGGCTTGCTTTTGTGGCTTGCCTGATTTAACTTCTTTTGAAATATTCTTGCTAATAGTTTTCTGACTATAGCCTTTAGATAGTGGCATGGTGTACTCCAATGTGAATAAGGAAAGGAGCCTAAGCCCCTTTCCTATTTTACCGATTACTGATTAAAAATCAGGATGCCGGACATTTCGGGCTGTTTGTTAACAACACCAAACAGAGTATCCAAACGATATTTAATGGTCATGCTGTCAATATCGTAGAACTTTTGCATTACTAGCTCGATACCTTGCTCAGTGCTTGCGCGCATCACTGCGGTGCCAGCGTCGGAAGGTACAGCATAACGGCCGGGCAGAATCTCCAGCGAGTCTTTTTGCCAGAAGCAGTTAATGTTGCTTGCGCCGGTGTTAAGCCAGTTCAAAGGTGCGGAAGATGCGCCGGTAACAATTTTGCAGTTTTGATACTGCAAAGCTGCATCGCTTGGTGCTGTGGTTGCCGAAATAATCGGAGGGGTAATAACCATAGTGGTGCCTGATGCAATAGCAACTACGCGGAATGTCTTCAACTGGCCGGTAGCTTGCTTAGTGATGTGATGCACTGCCTCTACGCCGTCAATGGTAAACGCATCGCCTACAGCCACGCCTACGGTGTTAGACACTGTAACGGTTTGGAAGCGGTTGTCCACGTTGATCTGGCCGCCAACGCTGGTGCTAGTGGCCTCAGGGGTGTACTCTTGCGAACCGTTAGAGGTGTTGATGGTGGTTGCACCGCCGCCCGCAATAGCGATACGGTTTGCATAATCCATCTTGTAAGTGTCAAAGCCTGCCACCATGCCGACGTATGAACGCTCGTATGCTTTGTCAGATTTAGCATTGCCAAAACTGCGAGTAGCTACAGCCAGGTTGCCAGCAAGACCGTTATAGTCACGGCTTGACAATGCCAGGTAGCGGTCAAAGTTAGGCACGCCCTGCTCGTTCATGATGCTATCGCACAATGCAATATCGTCATAATCTCCGGATGCGGTAGCAACTGGCACGACTAAAGAGCCTTGGCTAGATGCAACATTCATAATGGCGATATTGATATCAGAGGCTAGCTTTTGCTTAGCCGAATCACCCAATCGACCCTCTTGCAAGCTATCACGCAACTCTAGGGTTGTCATAGTCCATGGCACGGTCTTAGAAAAACCAAGTGTTGCAGGTACTGCCAACTGGGTCATGGTTTGGTAAGACGATGAAATAGACACGCCGGGGGTGCTATTGATAGACTGTGCAATATAAGGCTGTGGACGCCAGATAGTGTTATTGGTGCGCTCCATAGTCACGCTGTCGGTGCTATAGATAGACACGTTGCGCGACAATACCAGAGCATCGTTAAAACCTTCAAGGATGTTCTCAAAGGCGACGCGCTCTTCTTTGTTAAATGAATTTGCCATGATTTACTTTCAAATTAAAAATTAAATTTTAGCCGATTGCTTTTGCTTCTTGTACTGTACCACTTTTGTATAGTTTCCAGTCTTTTCTGCGTCAGCTCTCAACCGTTCGAGTGTGGAATCTAAACCGCCAGAGGTTTTACCACCATTGCTAGTGATTACTTTTTCCGGTGCGGGTATTGCTTTACGGTTTGTAACTTTCAAATCTTTCTCCAGTTTGGCTACCGCAAATGCAAACTTTACGGGGTCAGTGATTAAGCTCAGTTCTTTGGCCTTGATTGGATTTTTTCCTAGCGCATAAATAACCAATGCGGGATTGTCTGCACCTTGCAGCATAACGCCTTGCTGAGTAACATTAAAGAGTTCCTGCGCCACCATTTCGGCGTCGTCGTAATCTTTTACCTTTAGCTCTGCTTTGGCCTTGCTGTAGTTATCTAGTTTGCCCTGCCATGCTTTTTGCTGGGTCATAACTTCAGCTTCTTGCACTTTCGCTTGGTCTTCGACCTTGCGCTTTTGGTCAAACCATTTATCTAATGCAGACTCAAATACTTCAGCGTCATAATCAAAGTCTTCTAGCTTTGGCTTTTTACTTAATACGACCGGCTTAGTCTCAGTCGCTGTAGTGTTCAGCTTAGCTTCAAGCTCTCTGATGCGCTTTTCTTTTTCCCGATTTTGCTTGCGCAATTCTCTAACCCAATCCGGTGCCGCTGCCGGCTCATCTTGAGGTGGTGCTTCCTCGCCAATAGTTACGACTACATCATCATCTACTGCGTTAGTTTCCCCTGGTTGTTCATTTTCCCAATCTGCAAGATCATCTTCCGCTGCTTCGATAACCTCATCGGCTACTGATTCTACCGTTTCTGACATAAAAAACCCCGTTTAAACTCACCCACTTTATACGGTTGGATGGATACCGTTTGATTAGATTATATACAATTATATTTCGTCACATAACTTTAGGCGGTTGAATTAGTTTTTCAATCATATCTAATGACTGAGATTGTGCTTTTAAATCAATCCCCGATATGGTTTCCATTGTCTTAGCCTTGGCTAATTCTGAATCTGCCAATGTTTTGATTACTGTAGCTCGTGCCTGTGCTGCTTTGGCCTGTGCTTCCTCTGCGGCTGCTGCTAAGTATTGCGCGTTAGGGTCAGGCTGTTGGCCTTGCATCTCTGCTTGCAACTTAGCTGTCTCTTCCTCGGTTGGTTTAACTACGCCCATTTTAATTAGACGGTTTCGGAAATACGCTTGCACATCTTCTACGCCTTCGGCTTCCATGTTAAGCATAGCCATGCTACCTAATACTTGCAACGTCTCAGGGTCTTGGGTAATCTGCATCATGCCAGTGATGGCCTGTACAGTTGCCGCCTTCTTGCTTGCGCTCGATGGCCCGACATCGCTTACCACGTCAAAATTAGCCATGCTTAAATCGTTCTCCACCTCTACCATGCCATTCTCTTGGTTTAGCTTAGGCTTCATAAGCGTAACATTGTTAATGTCATTGTTACCGCCGACCTTCTTCATACGCCGGCCTTCCTCTACATAAATATCCTTTGCAATAGATAGCCATATCTCGCCACATCGTTTCATGGCCTTAGCAAAGTTTGACATGTAGATAAAAGTCTGCATATCTAGGCGTTGCTGAATCATTTCCACGGCCTTGCCTGAGATATTGCTAACCATCTTTTCGCCCTGTTGCGGGTTTCCTAGTATCTCCGACATATCCAATTCAGTGATCTGGAACAGCGCGCCCATGGCCGGAGGGATTACCGCTGACTGCGAGTAAGCAACCGGGCCACTGGGTAATGTTTGTCCGTTAGCATCGGTTATCGGGTTGATAAGCAAGTATGGATAGTTCTTGATGTTGTCCTCTGCCCACATCACCTGGTGGCCTGCGATCTGCTCCGGCGTTAGGATAGGCTTTTGCACGCTAGACAATGCGCTAAGCTCACCCAGTTTAGACAACTGCATATTCTTTAAACGCTGTGCATCTTTAGCTAGGCGTACATGCCCCATGCATCGCTCTACATTGTCCACAAACCATCGTTTGCCGTACACCGGCACAATAGGTATGCACTTGCCCGCAATGTAGCCACAATCCTCTAAGATGCGCCCACCGGACATAATGTACTTATGCACCTTCTTGCGCTTTACCTTTTTCTGACGTATCTCACGGCTACCTGTAGCCTGTAGAGTTTCCTCTAGCTTTTCGTCATTGGCAAAGTCTGCTTCGGTGTAGCGTTCCTCTTCGCCCACCAAGTTTTCAAAGATGCGGATAGTCTCGCTCTTTTCCTCTATCTTGTAATACTCTGCAACAAACACAACGTCGGGCGTGCACCAATCGTATTCATACTGGTGCACCTCTTTAGGCCAATCGGTAGGGTTGTCCTCGTATTGCTCTTCGTAGGCATCGCGGGTCATGCTATAGATAACATAGCAATGCTGTGCATCGCTTTTGTCTTGCCGTTTGCTTTGCAGATCAAAATATACGCTGCTATCAGCATCAAAGATAGGCTCTATGCGTATGCGCTGGTGATCGTTGTCGTCGTCCTCTTCGTCCTCGTAACATGTACGTAAACGCCATGCTCCAAAGCCACCGCCTACCGCTTCCTCGAATGCGTTGTCGTAGGCTTCATTTGCCACGCTGTCCTGTTCATCGGCACGGTAAAGCCCTTGACATGTATCGGCTAAAGTCTCATTAGCTGTGCCATCTTTGGAAATAAAATCCACAGTAACGCGGTTATTACGATACTCGTTAATGATACGAATAACTGCAAGATGCACTTTATTAACTTCAAAGCGCGGCTTATTCTCGAATTGGTCACCTAATGGCCCTTCCCATTGCGCACCGGCTATTGAATAAAATCTACGGTCTTGCAAACATTGCAAGCGTTCATCACGAATAGCAGTTTGTATTTTGTCAAATTCTGACAAAGCATTCTGATGCAACTGCGATAGTTTATATTCGTTTTTCATATTACCATTTGTTCATAGTAGGAATTAGATTGACTTTATCAGGTTTCTTAGTTGCCGCCCTGCGCACGCCTTCGCATGCATACCTAAGCGCATCTATAACGTGATTCTGTTTATCTTCTAACACTGGCATTATCTGATTAGTCAATGGGTCTTGCTTATAACTGTAGAGTGTAAGCTCGTCGATGGTATGTATGCAACGTGAGTGGACAATGATATCGTATGATTTTAACCATTCTATGCCCTCTTCCAAAGACTTTGGCCCTTTAACTGCCGCCATTATCTTAGGATACCCGTTGCGACGCATGTGCGAGATAGTCTCAGGCCGTGCGCTGTCTGCTATTAGCGGCCACTTCTCGGAATCTGGCACGGTCATAAACAGATCAGGCGTGCTGGTAATCTCGCAGCCTACCATGTAAGCCTCATAATCAACGTACAGCGTGCGCCCAATGATGTGACAGCGTACTAGTACCGTCGGGTCAACGCTAAAGCCCCAGTCAGCGCCTAGCCTGTGCATTGCATCGCGAGGTGCTTCAAAGTCCTCAATCTTCCAGTTCTTAAATACGCGGGTTTCTGAGTTGCGCACGTACTCGCCACGCCATACGTGCATGTACTTATCGGGGTCACGCCGCTTGTCATATTCCATCTCATCTTTAAGCACATCGGGAAACCACGGGTTATTATCGTAGTTCACCGGCAGGATGATTGAATCCTTGGGTGGAGTTGCACCACGTAGCAGGACATCGACTGGATCAGTAGCTTGGCTAGGGTTCCACGTAAACCATAACTCGCTGCTGGGCTTGCGGATAGTTGGCCGTAACAGGTCAAGGCTTCGCTGGGATAAGCTCTGCGCTTCCTCTACCCAAGCCCTATCGTAACCCTCCAGCGACTTAATCGAATCAGCCGTGTGATTTTGCATACCTTGAAAAATAATCAAGCCCTGCCCGTTTTTGGCCTTGATCTGGGCTTCCTGAACCTCGAAGTAAGCGCCAGCGTTTAGCTCTTGAATCTTTAACTCCAGCAGGCGCTTTACTGACTGACCTAAAGACTTTTGCACCTCACGCACGCACACCGATCGGCTGTTGTGGTCAATGATGTGCGCCTCAATCATAAGCTCTGCGAACATATGCGACTTCCCGCTGCCGCGGCCACCATAGGCGCCTTTATAGCGTGCAGGCTCAAGCAAAGGAACTGCCCATGCTGGTGTTTTAATCTGTAGTGTTGTCACAAAGTTACCACTAAAAAACCAATAAAACCAAAACAGATCAGTGACATTATGATTAGCATAATTTCATAAAACCATCCGCTAGTGTCTTTTTGCTTAATTAGGCTTGATGCCCAAGCATCAATATATTCGTTTTGCGCCGCTTGTTCAGTTGTCATGCCATCAATACCATAACAAAAACCAAAGCTGTAACAGCACCAATTGACACGCAAAAGCTAAAAAACAACTCTTGTAAAGTTTTTATTCCAATTGTCATTTTGTTTCCTTTTTATTTCGTTTAGTTACCGGCCATTTCTGGCCGGGTTGTTGTTTAATGCGCGAGTAATATTGCCTGAGTTAAATTGTCGCACCATGTGCCGGCACTGTAATCAGCCATGCCGTTGTCATAATCATTCTCTTGTCGCACTCTAATGCACAAAACACTTGTTTCTTGACTGATAAACTCTACAACATATTTCAATCCGTCTTTTTTTGCCTTGTAACGATTGCCATTGTTAAATACTTCAAAGCCTGATTTGTTTAGTTTCTTGATTGCGCTGGTAAGTTGCATTTTTCTATCCTTCGTTGTTGATGGCTCAATTGTATCACTAAAAAACACAATTGCAAGCAACAACGAAAAAAAGTTCAAATTATTTTACGATCACTCGCTCAATGCGCTGTATGGCAATGGGGTTTGCAGCATCGCCGGACACCTCCAGCTTGTCGCCGTACTTCTTAGGTGCCAGCTTAGACAGTAGCCAGCGCCGTGTATCAATCTGTAGCTTTTGCTTTTGTACGGCTCCAGTGTCCACGCTGCCACTCGCAGTAAGCGCCGGCGCCTGGTCTGCAATCTCCATGATCTGCGAAGCTATCAATTCCTGTAGGTCTTCCCTCGCGCGCGCATATTCTACCGCCATGGTTGCGTCATCATTCAACCAATGATTAAACGTGCTCTGAGGCACGCCAGAGGCTACGCAAGCCTTGTATGCACTCATACCACTGCGCATGCCATTAAAAACGTTTGCAGCTATTGCCTGCTTATCTTCAATTGGCCGCGCTTTTGATGTGTGTGTTTTCGTGTTCATTGGTTCATTGTATTTCATATTTAGCCTGTGGATAACTTTTTTCTCTAGTTTTTAATTTTAGCGTTACGATTTCGACTGCATCGGTTGGTAACTAGTAACCCCCCTTAAGGGGGTGGTTACGAAAAGTTACCGAAATCCGCTACTTTTGCCCTTGGTAACTATATCGTTTTATTACGTTCAGTTACCAAGTTACCAAATTATTTCCTGTGAACAACTTGTGAATAACTTTTTATAAAACCCTCCAAATTCTAATTCCGCTACCTTCTTTTCTGGCAATCATGTTTTTACGGTTTCTTGAAAAATAGCGTTTTGCAGCTTGGATTGAATTGCTGCCATGAGTAGTGTTTTCAAAAAAAATACTGTTTCCAATTTCCATTTTTTCAAATGGATATTTCCGCATTCCAGAATTTTTCCCTATTTCAAAATATGGTGTTGGTACTGATGAATCAATGGTAATCATGGATAATTCCTTTTGTTGATGAAGTTCCCATGTTACCCTATTTTTGATTCATACGCAGTATCATGGCGCTCGCTTGCACATCGTCTGTAACAATCCATCCATGCTCCAAGGCTTCAATAGTTCCGGCCAATAGTAGCTCTGATATTGGTTTATTCTGCGCGCTTGGTTTGATGTATTGCTTAGCTGATGCTGCGCTTAATGCCAAATGTTGCATCAAATAATCCATGAAAGCAGAACGGCTCAGATATGGCAAACCATCGCGCAATTCGGCTTTGGCGCTCCACCAAGCCGCCTCAAATAGCTTTCGGTGTTTGTCTAATTTGCTACTGGCTTTGTTAGTCTCTGTAGCTGGTGCATCGGCCTGTACTAATATTGCACTGGTTACAATCTGGCCATCTTCATCTATCCAACCTGTAATCTCCACGGTTTCAAGGTTTGCATAAACCGGCTCTGCCATCTCTGCATCTTTAGACTTACGCTGTACGATCTCCATTGGCTTATCGTCCTTGCTTGGTACTATGCTAATCTCAATGTCTAATGCACCACGCCATGCACTAGAGCCGCGCGCGCGATGCTGCGCCTCGTCTGATACGCCGGTATGGTGTACAAGTATCACGGTGCAATTAAACTCACGCATAAGGCCTGCGCATGCGTCTAGCATGGTTTTGGCATCCTGCGAGCTGTTCTCATCTCCTAATAAAAACCGGTGCAGTGTGTCAACCGTTATGATCTCCGGCACGTTTGGCAATGCCCTGATATTTGTTACAACACGTAAATAACCCTCTGGCGTGTTTAAATCGCAACCGTCCTTGCTTAGCCACATGTTTAACTTTTTAACGCCGTGCGCTTGTTTCCAAGCCGCTACACGACCGCGTAAACCATGATGGCCTTCGCCTGCTAGGTAAACAATACCGCCGGCCTTTACTTTGTGCTTATCCATCCAAAGACCGCCGCCACTTGCAATGCGTAAACACCAATCAAGCACTGCGAACGTTTTACCACCTCCCGATGGGCCATGCACCATAACAAGAGCCTGCGCCTGTATCCAATTCTTTACAAGCCAGCTAATGGGGCTAGGCTGCGCGCAAAAATCGTCAGCTTGAATTAGCCAATCGCTAGCTGGTGGATTAAGCAAAGCCGCTAAATCATGGCCTGCTACTAAATAATCATTAGCATCCATGCCTACAATTGGTGGCAATACAACCCGCGCTCCATACTTTGCACTGGCCTGATCTGCATACTTTTGACCTACGCCGTGACTATCGTTATCAGCTACGATTACGATCTCTTGCGTGACCCCTAGCTTCTCGCGCCATGCTTGCACGACTGACGGCAAACTACTCGCACTGTAAGCCACTACACATGGCCGCTTAGTAATCTCATGTATGGTTGCCGCTGTTGCAAAGCCTTCGCCCACGTACAACGTGCCAGGCTCGTCTAACGTGCCAATCATCCAAAATTTGCCCCCAGCCTGCCCGCCTGAGTGATACAACTTACCGCCTGATTCATCTATGTATTGGAGGCTGCTGAGTTTGTTGTCTATTCCATAAAGCGGTACGATTAAACGCCCGTCTCCGGTTACTCTTGCGCCATGTGGCTGTATGCCTTTACGTGTCAGGTATGGATGCTGTGCGCTCGCTATACCGCCCTCAACCCATATCTTTTCCACGGTGTTTTCAGCCGCTTGCCGGGTTAGCTTTATCTCTGCTTCGCGCATGGCTTTGGCTTCGGCCTGCCGGCGTGTGTTGGTCAATTGCTCTGCCATGCTTAGGTCTCTGCCAATGTCAGCCCTAAAGTTGATAGCTTCGCCAGTGCGCCAATCTCCAAACTGCCCCGATGGTATTCCATCGCCATAAATTACATACCAGCCGGACTTATCGTGCCCGCCCTCGCCCTTGGTGCCACTGCGGAAACGATGCAACTTGCCATCTATAGATAAGTCTGGTGGTGGTGTTATGCCACGGTCTAGCATTGCATCACGTAGCTGATCTTCACAGCTTTTAACGTATTTTTGTGCAGGTTCCCACGACCCGCCCAAGATGTGTGATATGTCAGCCATGTGATGCCTTTAGATAGCTGCTAATGACTTGCAGAGTTGACGGGTGAGGTGTAACCATGCCACGCACTAATCTATACAGTGTGTGTGGGCTAACGCCAGTCTTTAAAGCTACCGCTTTAAGGTTTCGGTCTTGCAAGGTTTGCTTGATCTCATCCAGTGTCATGATGTCCTCTTTAAAAAAGTGTGAAAAAGTTTGCTTATGCGCCATATTGTATGCTACAATTCAGCCATGCAACGAACTGATCTCCAGAAGGTTGCAAAAAAAAAGGATGCCGCAACATGGCAATCAAACTTAAAACAACCAGCGGCCTTAGCGCCAATGGCGTGAAACTCTTAGTGTACGGCCAAGCCGGTGCAGGTAAAACTTCGCTAATCCCTACATTACCATCGCCTATTGTTATCAGTGCTGAAGGTGGCCTGCTTAGCATTCAAGACGCTGATCTGACTTACATCGAGGTAAGTAGCATGGAATCTTTGCGCGAGGCTTATCAGTATGTAGCCAGTGCAGAGGCTAATCACTTTGCATCGGTTGCTTTGGATAGCGTTAGCGAAATAGCTGAGGTTGTGCTTAACCATGAGAAAAAGGTAAACAAAGACCCACGCGCTGCATACGGTGCTATGCAAGAACAGATGGCCGATATTATCCGCGCCTTTCGTGATTTGCCAAAACATGTTTATATGTCTGCAAAGTTGGAGAAAAGCACGGATGAAGTAGGAAAGATGTTTTATGCACCATCTATGCCAGGTAACAAAACCGGCCAAAGCCTGCCTTACTTTTTTGACGAGGTGCTAGCGTTGCGAGTTGAAAAAGATGCCGAGGGTAATACCCAGCGCGCCTTGATGTGTGATTCTGACGGCCTATGGCTTGCCAAAGATCGTAGCGGCAAATTGTCGCAATGGGAAGCGCCTGATCTAGGTGTGATTATTTCTAAAATTGGAGGTGCTAAATAATGAGTAACTTTGAACGAACAGCCGACTGGCTTGCAGCATGCGGCAAACAACAAACTGAGGAAAACGTAAGCGTTCAGATTGGTTGCCAATTGGAAGAGATTTGCGAGTTTATGGCCTGCTTGCGTACAGACAAAGACGGTTATGCACGCCTGTTAGAGCGCAGCATTACTGATCTGGTGTGGTTTGCTAATAAACTAAAAAACCGTGAAAACTTTGTGTATATACCTAGCCATTTGCGCGCTGATGCTTTAGACGCATTGTGCGACATCGAGGTAACTGGCAACGGCATTGCATCACTAGCAGGGTTTGAAAAGGATGAAGCCGACATTGCAGTACTCAATAGCAACGATGCAAAGCTAATAGATGGTAAGCCTGTGATTTTGCGCGGTGGCAAGATTGGCAAGCCGGACGGATGGACTGCCCCTGATTTAACTGATTTTGTTTAAGGAATTTATATGCCTGATTTTGACGATTTAAAACTAATGGCCGATGCTTGGATGGCTTACAAACAAGCTGAAGCTAACGCCGTACAAGCCCGCCGCGAGGTGGAAGATCAAATGTTACAAGCTCTACAAATTGGAGTACTGGAGGGCACTGAAACCATAAAGCACGATGGCTTTATTATAAAAATGGTGGGGCGGATTGACAAAAAAGTAGACGCTGCCAAGCTGCAAGAGTTGGCCGCTGAAGCCGGTTTATCCGACCATCTTGGTTCACTTTTCCGATGGAAACCGGAAATAAACGCAACAGCATGGAAACAGGCTGATAACTCAATCACTAACCCGCTACTTGGTGCAATCACTTCAACACCCGGTCGCACATCTTTCTCAATTACTTTCAAGGAATAATCATGGCTTTTTTAGATCAAGAATATAACGTAAACGAATTACCTGTATCAACTAGCAGTTTTGACCCGCTGCCCGAAGGCTGGTACAACGTAACTATTGCCGGGGCTGAGTTGAAATCAACCAAAGCAGGCAACGGTCAATACATTGCAGTAAAGTATCAAGTAACCGGACCGACAATGCAAGGTCGAGTTGTATTCGGAAACTTGAACATTAAAAACCCGAATCAAAAGGCAGAGGAAATTGGCCGCGAACAATTAGGCCAGATCATGCGAGCTACTGGGTTAGCTAAGGTAACAGACACGGATATGCTTATCGGTGGACAACTGGCTATTAAGTTAAGCATTCAGCGCAGCGAGCAATATGGCGATAGCAATGACGTTAAAGGCTTTAAAGCATTGGCTGGCGCTGTACCTGCTGCCATGCCTAGTACGCCTTTTGGTGCTACGCCAGCGCCAGCCGCTGCCCCTGCTAAAGCCGCCCCACCGTGGGCTAAAAAGTAAGCAAAAAAAAGCCCCAGCTTTAACACTGGGGCTAATGACAACAACAAAGGAAACAGTATGGATTATACAGACTTTATTAAGCAGAAAATCAAAATGGCGCATTTTGGTGGTTTTGATGTCGAACAAGATGAATTGAATCCGATTCTTAAACCGCATCAAAAAGACATTGTGCAATGGGCAATACAGGGCGGTAACCGCGCCATATTTGCAAGCTTTGGCCTTGGCAAATCGGTTATGCAGATTGAATGGATGGGGCAAACTATCCGTTTAGCCGGCGGTAAAGGCTTGATTATTGCACCGTTAGGAGTTCGACAAGAGTTGATGCGTGATGCTCGTATGTTGGGTTATGAACTGCGCTTTATCCGATTGGAGTCTGAGATTACGGAAGACCATCATTTGTATATTACAAACTACGAAACCGTGCGAGATGGTAAGTTGCCTACTAGCTGTTTTACTGCAATTAGTCTCGATGAAGCGAGCGTGTTGCGTAGCTATGGCAGTAAGACATATCAAGAATTTCTCCCCATGTTTGCCGGTATTAAATACAAACTGGTAAACACTGCTACGCCATCGCCGAATCGTTTTAAAGAGCTTATTCATTACGCTGGGTTTTTAGGTGCAATGGATACCGGCCAAGCCTTAACGCGCTTTTTCCAGCGCGATAGTACCCAAGCTAACAACTTGACGCTGTACCCGCATAAAGAACAAGAGTTCTGGTTATGGGTGTCGAGCTGGGCTATCTTTGCGCAAAAACCGTCGGACTTAGGTCATAGTGATGAAGGCTACGACTTGCCAGAGATCGAGGTTAACTATCATGAGATTGATAGTGATTACACCAAAGCAGGATTCGAGCCTAACGGGCAAAATCTACTATTTCACAATCCGGCGCTTGGTTTATCAGCAGCCTGCCGCGAAAAGCGCGATAGCTTAGTTGATCGAGTGCAAAAAGTTAAAGAGATTATTGATGCTGCGCCTGATGATCATTTTGTAATATGGCACGACTTAGAAGCCGAGCGACAAGCCATTCAAAAAGCCATACCTGATGCTGTTAGCGTATGGGGTACGCAAGATTTAGACCAGCGGGAAGAGCGCATTGTAGGCTTTGGTGATGGTACTTTTCGCATACTTTCAACCAAGCCGATTATTGCCGGCTCAGGTTGTAACTTTCAGAAACATTGCCACCGTGAAATATTTGCCGGGATTGGATTTAAGTTTAACGACTTTATACAAGCAATTCACCGCGTGCAACGTTTCGGACAAACCAAAAAGGTAATTATTGACGTGATTCACAGCGAAGCAGAGCGCGAAGTTCTGCGAGTTCTTTTGGAAAAATGGCAACAACATAAAAAACTGGTAAATAACATGCAAGAAATAATCAAACAATTCGGCCTTAACCAACTGGCTATGAAAGACAAGCTCACTCGCACAATTGGCATTAAACGCATTGCAGTGACAAGTGATCGTTTTTGTGTGGCAAATAATGATTGTGTTGCAGAAGCTAAAGTACGCGATACCGACAGCGTTGGCCTGATTGTGACAAGCATCCCATTTGCTAACCACTACGAATACAGCCCCAGCTACAACGACTTTGGCCACACTGAAAGCAATGATCAATTTTGGGGTCAGATGGATTACTTAACCCCCGAATTGTTGCGCATGTTGCAGCCTGGGCGCATTTACGCCTGCCACGTTAAAGATCGAATCTTATTCGGCAATGTTACAGGTGCAGGTGCACCAACTGTAAGCCCGTTCCACTGCGAAGCCATCATGCACGGCATTAAACATGGTTTCGACTACATGGGATTGATTACAGTTATCACTGATGTGGTGCGAGAAAACAATCAAACCTATCGTTTAGGATGGTCTGAGAATGCCAAAGATGGAACCAAGATGGGCGTAGGTTCGCCTGAATACGTGATACTTTTTCGCAAGCCACAAACCGACCGCTCTAAAGGTTATGCTGATGTACCTGTTGCAAAGTCTAAAGATAAATACACCCGCGCCCATTGGCAAGTTGACGCGCATTCATTCTGGCGTAGCAGTGGCAATCGTCAATTGACCGCTGAAGACTTGGCAGGCCTTGGCCCAGATAAATTAGCAAGCATGTTTACAAAGTATTCTTTGCAGAATATTTACGACTACGAATTCCACGTAAAGTTAGGGGTTGAATTGGAAAAACGAGGTGCATTGCCCTCTACGTTTATGAGCCTTGCCCCCGGTAGCCACCATCCTGACGTTTGGCATGATGTTGTGCGCATGATTACGCTAAACAGTGACCAAAGCAAACGCGCTGTCGAAAAGCACGTATGCCCGCTACAGTTTGACATTGTTGACCGCTTGATTGATAGATATAGCAACGTTAACGAGCTGGTGTATGACCCATTCTGTGGCCTTGGAACTGTACCTTATCGCGCCATTCTTAAAGGTCGCACTGGTGGAGGCTCTGAGTTAAACCCAGCTTACTTTACAGATCAAGTGCATTATTTACGATCTGCCGAACGTGAATTTAGCATGCCGTCATTGTTTGACATCTTGGAAGACGAAACATCCTAACTAACAATAGCGCGGTGAATACATAAGCCGCGCTTACAACATTATGAACATACCTGAATCTGCAAACTCAATTACAAACCTGATTGACAGCTACCACGCTGCAAAGATTGAAGCCCCACGCGCCCACCTTGGCGCCTCTACATTAGGCCATCATTGCGAACGTTGGCTCTGGTTATCGTTTCGCTGGGCAGTGCTAGAACAGCATCCCGGTCGCATTAAGCGCCTGTTTCGTCGCGGCCAAAATGAAGAGGTCACAATTGTGCAAGACCTAAAAGCAATCGGTGTAAACGTACACAGCGAACAGTTTAGACTGAATTTTGGTTCGCATGTTAGCGGGTCAATAGATGGCATTGCATCTAATGTGCCAGGTGCGCCAAAGACTGATCATGTTGTAGAGTTTAAGACACATAGCAAAAAGTCTTTTGATGATATGGACAAAAACGCCGTACAAAAATCTAAGCCGATGCACTACACCCAGATGCAGGTTTACATGCACGGCTTAAAGCTAGACCGCGCATTGTATGTGGCAGTGTGCAAGGATGATGATCGTCTTTATACCGAACGGGTGCATTACGATGCAGAGCATGCGGAAAAGGCCATAGCTAAAGGGCACCGTGTAACGATGTCGGATTACATACCGGCACCCATAAGCACTGACCCGACATGGTACGAATGTAAGATGTGTGCGGCGCATGATTTTTGTATGAATAGTAAAACCACTAAGCAGGTTAATTGCCGAACCTGCGCGCACATTACGCCATTGTCAGATAGCACTATGCATTGCGCAAAATGGGATTCTGTAGTCCCAACTGATGCGCAAGTTGCAGGCTGTGATAGCCACGTTATGCATCCTGATATGGTGCCTTGGAAGCGCCTTGAAAGCCCCAGCGACATGGTAGCGGTGTACCTTATCAATGGCGCAGAGTATGCCAACGGCGAAGGCGAAGGCGTTTACAGTTCCGCGCAACTTTTGGAGTTAGCAAAATGATTATGTTGTATCGTTTTTATAAGATGTACCGCAACTTCGGTTGCACCCGAATCGAAGCTTTGCGCCGCGCTAATCGGCAGGTTAAATATCATGCTTAGAGAATACCAACAACGTGCTATTGACCAGCTATACGCATGGTTTGCAGCAGGTAATGATGGCAACCCATGTTTAGTACTGCCCACTGGTGCAGGTAAAAGCCACATTGTGGCCGCGCTATGCAAGGGTATTTTGCAAGAGTACCCAGATCAGCGCATTTTGATGTTGACGCATGTGAAAGAGCTGATACAGCAAAATGCTGAAAAGATGCGTCAACATTGGCCTAACGCGCCGATGGGTATCTATAGCTCTGGTTTGCGTTGTAAAGAACTAGGAGAACCGATAACCTTTGCAGGCATTCAATCGGTGGCTAAACGCGCCGCTGAAATAGGTCATGTGGACATAGTAATCATTGATGAGTGCCATTTGGTTAGCCACAAAGATGAGGGAGGGTATAGAACGCTATTAGCGGCCTTACAAGCCATTAACCCAGCATTACGGGTGGTAGGCTTAACCGCCACTCCGTACCGCTTAGGCCACGGTTTAATCACTGATGCGCCTGCTTTGTTTAGTGCATTGATCGAGCCGGTAAGCATTGAGGAGCTAATTTTTAAAGGATATTTATCAAAGCTGCGAAGCAAGATAACCAAGGCCAAACTATCCACTGAGGGTGTGCATAAGCGAGGCGGTGAATACATAGAATCAGAGTTGCAAGCTGCCGTAGACACTAATGACAAGAATCAATCTATTGTTAGCGAAGTAATCCGGTTGGCCGGTGATCGCAAATCATGGTTGTTTTTCTGCTCTGGTGTTGACCATGCGCGCCATGTGCAAGAGGTTTTAAATGCGCATGGCATTACATCGGCCTGCGTTGTTGGAGATACGCCAGCCGCTGAACGTGCGCGCATACTTGCTGATTTTAAGGCCGGTAAGATTAAGGCCTTAACTAATGCCAATGTGCTTACTACCGGATTTGACCATCCTAGCATTGACCTGATTGCCATGATGCGCCCCACTATGTCGCCAGGTCTATACGTGCAAATGGCTGGGCGAGGTTTGCGCATTGCAGACGGTAAAACAGATTGCATGGTGTTGGACTTTGCCGGCGTAGTTGACCAACATGGCCCAATTACAGCCGTCAAGCCTCCACCAAAGAAGGGCGATAAAGTAGGCGAGGCGCCGGTTAAAGTTTGCGAAAAATGTCAAGAAATTGTGCATATTAGCTGTAAGATATGCCCCGCCTGTGGTGCTGCTTTTCCAGAGATTGAAAAGCCAGCGTTAAAGCTGCATAACCTAGACATCATGGGCATAGAGGGTGTTGATCTAGACGTTACAGCCTGGCAATGGCGCAAGCATATCAGCCGTGCAAGCGGTAAAGAGATGTTGGCAGTTACTTACTATGGCGCGCTGTCAGATACGCCTGTAACAGAGTATTTAACGGTTATGCATGATGGCTATGCGGGCGAAAAAGCAAGGCGTTTATTAGCTGTGTTAGCAGATCAATCCAGCGCCACGCTTGACTATTCAATTGCTGACATACAGCACCATGCCGACGTTTTAAACCTAGCCAATGCCCCAGCCGCTATCGAATATAAAAGCGAAGGTAAATTTTTTACAGTAATGAAAAGGACTTTTCAATGAGATTGCAAGAACCCGAATTTGTAACGTTGTACCGCCAACAAATACAACAAATACCCCCTAAAGTGTGCCATACGTGCGAAAGCTACCAGCAGAATGGCATGTGTTTGGAATTTAACCAAGAGCCGCCGGAGTTGTTTACTCGCACTGTAGGCGTATGTGACCTGTGGACTGAGGAGATACCATTTTGACTATCAAACGCAACAACAAGATGCTTGCTATTTGCAAAGCATTAGAAACTGTACAGCCGGCCAAATATCAGGTCATAAGTGCCGCATATGGCATGGCCTGTGATAAGCATGTACATACATACTTAAAACGCGCTATCAGCTATGGCCTGATGCACAAAGATGCAAACCTACTTTATACGCTAACAGACAACTGGCAAGAGATCATTGCAAAGCCGATGGAAGTGCAAACTGTGTATGTACCTCAAACTGCACGTTTTAAGCGTGTATCTAGCGTGTGGGACTTAGCCCATGCTTGATAAAGTACCCAGCGAACATTACGAACAGTCTATGTTTGTGCAATGGTTTAGACGCACTTATCCCGATGTGCTTATCTTTGCCATACCTAACGGTGGTGCTCGCAGCATCACTACAGCAGCCGCGCTCAAGGTCGAGGGTGTCACTAAAGGCATACCCGATCTATTCATACCAGCCTGGCGTTTGTGGGTTGAGATGAAGCGCATTAAAGGTGGAGTGCTTAGTCCAGATCAAAAAAACATTAAAAAGTATCTTGAAAGTGTTGCAATGTGTGTTATAGTTTGCAAAGGTGCTGAGGATGCTAAATTGCAAATTCAGCAGTTCTTACAAACGATAAAGGAACCAAGTGATTAAAGATAAGTTTTTTAGCATGCGTATGACAAAGGATATGTTAGATGCTTTAAAGGTGGAGGCTGCTAAAAACAGCCGCACCGTTGCAGGTCAAATTATTGCTTACATCAAACAAGGTTTGCAAAATGTATGAAATAGACATTAACCAAGAGGGGCCATGCGCAAAAGCTGTTTATTGCATGATAACCAGCCAGCGTTATCTTAAAAATTCTCAATGGCCAAACAAAAAAGAGTTGTACGTTGCTGATGGCAGAGCATTTGCCAAAGTAAAAATTGCAACTCCACGTTTGATTGAGACTCAAAAAGAATTAAAAAAATGGATAGACCCTAAAAAGGTTTATTTCATGGATGCAATTACTGGCACTCTTTATTATGAAGATGGCATTTGTGTTAGTAATTATAAAAAGCAACGTAAGTTTGTACGTAACCAAAAATTGGCAACTAAGATTTTAAAGGAAACCAGAGCAATATGATTAAACAAACTCAAGTTGGTGGAGATCATTACCGCAAGTTAAAAATTCAACCTATTGAATTTATACATGGTAACAAAATCAGCTACATGGAAGGTAACGTAATTAAATACGTTGTCCGGTGGCGTGATAAAGGTGGAATTGAAGATTTACGCAAAGCGCGCCATTATTTAGATTTGCTTATAGAAATGGAAACTAAATGCTCGGTAGCAATAGACCTTTAATGCTTTGCGAAAAATGCGAGACAAAACGTGTTCCCGAAGGTGGGATTTTTATTGGACAAGCGCGATGGTTATGCGCTAGATGTTGGAAAAAACGCAATGACAAAACGAAGAAAACGGCCTAGCAGTGTTTATAGTTTTTTGGATGAGATTATGGCTAGTCCAACTCAACCAATGCCGCAAGCAATGCGCAATTCGCAGCTAACCCAGATGCTGACTGGGTTAAACGCCATGGAAAAAGATGCAGAGCCAAAGATAAGAGACTGGCAGGTTGTAAGCGATGCTATCAATCTAATGGAGACGTTAGTTGCAATGCGCGTATGTGATGATGCTAGCGGGTTACTTAATGATGCCATTGCAGCTATGGCTAAAGCCGGACAGAGGCATATGGCCGGTGGAAACATACGTTTAGATGCTAACGGAATACAAGCGGTTAGAGCCGTGATAGAGGACTATGCAAGCATGCTTAATATGGTGTCACATAGAGACATGGTGCATTGCCATCGGCAAACTGAAAAACGTATTTTAGAAATTTTTAAAGGCAAAAATTTTCCACATGATGTAAAGGTAATTGCGCTGTGAAAAGTGATTTGATGGAACCTATCTTAATGACAGATAGAGATAAATTGGCAGTTGAAGCCGTGATTGAATTGTTACCGCGTTATGCAAAGCGGTTTAATTTTGACATTGTAGCCATAGCCTACGCAATGGCCGACGAAACATTAATTGAGATTGAAAGGACTAAAAAATGAACGACGATTTTTATTATGTACAAACAACTATGGATTGGTTCTATAGTTTTTTAGTAGCTTTAGGTGCCGTAGGTGCTGTAGCTATAGCCGTGGTGGTGACATTATGAACTACAAACCAGCTCTTGAATATGCAGGTTTTATTGCCTTATCAGACTTAGTAACACGGTTGCAAGAACATGCAAAAATTACATCAAACCTGAACCTTGCATGTGACATAGCAATGGCAGCAAGTTTGATTGAAAATCTTTTAAGGAATAGCGATGACTTCAAATAAATGGCAAAAAGCAATATTAGATCAATTGGCAATAGCGGAGATTGAGGACGACTGCGACCTTCGGAGTCCCGCAAAGGTGTTACAGGAGTTGATTGACTGGCATGTTATGTGTGCACTTGACCCTGCTATCAGTGACCGAGCACAGGCGCTGGTTGATCGTGGTATGCGCTACCAACGTCAGGGACGGACAGCAACCAAGCGTGAGTGGGTCGGATTGAACGATGTGGAAATTGTTGCGGCACTGACTGATCTGCCCCATTTCAGGCTGTACTTCCTACAAATTGCAAGGGCGGTAGAAGGCGCTCTGAAGGAAAAGAACACAGATGCTGTGATCGGGTTTTTAGGTACGAACTAGGAGAAAAACACATGACAACACTTGAACAAGCAGCGCGTCAGGCGCTGGAGGCTTTGGATGAAAGTTGGCACTTGATTCCAAAACCAGATTACGCAAGGTTGGCAATCGCCGCCTTGCGAGAAGCACTTGAGCCACCAAAGCAGGAGCCGGTGGCATGGTGGAACCCAAGAAAAGACACGGTAAGCTGTGACCCAGTGCATCGACATCACCCCGACTGCACTCCACTCTACACCATACCGCCTATGCGCGCATGGGTTGGCTTGACAGACGTAGAAATTGGCGATGCACTGATTGATTTGCCTGTTTTGGGCAACGGGTACTTCCTGAGAATTGCCAGAGCCATTGAAACAGCCTTAAAGGACAAAAATATATGAACGTCAAATTAGTATGGGCTACGCCCGAAGCCGACAAAATGATTGCAGAGATTGCGCGGGTATCCAATCCCGACAATCAAAAGAACCCCAACATCGAGGGGTTGTTGAAGTACATGATGCGCGAGGGACACGTAAGCCCTTTCGAGATGGCTAACGCTTGCGTCGAGATTACGACTACACGCGATATTGGCAGGCAGATTTTGCGCCATCGCAGTTTTAATTTTCAAGAGTTCAGCGGAAGATACCAAAGCTATGACAAGTTGCCTGATGCGCCGTTACGCGAGTGTCGATTGCAAGATACTAAGAACCGTCAGAACAGTATTGCCACTGATGACTACGAGCTAACCCAGACATGGGAACTAGCCCAACAAACCATATTAAAAGAAGCGCATACCGCTTACCAATGGGCACTTGAACAAGGAATTGCCAAAGAGCAGGCAAGGGCGTTACTGCCCGAAGGCCTAACTGCTTCTAGGCTTTACATGAATGGGAATTTGCGGAGTTGGATTCACTACCTACAAAGCAGACTGCATAAGTCAACTCAAAAAGAACATCGAGATATTGCTGTGCAAATATTGAGTATTTTGAGTGATGTTGCGCCTATAACTATGGAAGCGTTTTTTTAAGCAACTAAGCCGGTAAGATAGATAGTCTTACCATCTTTTTTGATAGCGGTTAAAGCCTGATTTTTTAGGCTTTTAGGGTCATACGATACATGCACCCAGCCGCTATGCGGATTTCCCATTACGTAGAATTCTAAAATTACTTGCGTAAACTTTAGATTGTGCAATATCCAATTTGCTAAATCATAATTAGAGATACCTGGCACTTCAATGTCCGCTGCAAAACCTTGCATATGGTCTGATGTTTTAGAGCCTCCAACGGCTTTATTAACTGCAGGACTACGATAACCACTGCTAATTTTTACCGGCTTTTCGTAATGCTCGCGTATAGGCTGCAATACGTTAATAACCAATTCTCGCAGATTCTGCAATATTCCTTGCGTTGGTGTATTGTCTAAATTGTTGCGTAAAGCAATATCGCTTTTTATCAATTCAAGCAATGTAAAATTTTCGCTAAGTTTCATTTTTTAGTTCTCATATCTGCTAATTTTTCTACAGTTCTACCGCCAAAGTATGCCAAAAATATGATCTGCCCCCATTGGCCTAGCAACTGCACATATGATTCTTGAGCGTTGTAACCGTAGGCAGACATAAATGTAAATAGAAAATACGCCACAAAGATAGCTATAAGCGCCATAGGGCGTATATTTTTAGATAGCCAACTATCACTAGCCATGTCGGCTTTCCATCGGTCTGATACGGCTGTATGTTCAATCTCAAATAGCTTTGTATCGTTAGCCATCTTTGCTAATTCGCCATCCTGCGCCATTACAGCTAATTCCATTTGCGCCTTAGCTTTGGCCTCAGGGTCTGGTATTAACTTGTCAATGAGTTTTCCGCCTACGGTTAACAGTGCATCTAAACCAAACATATAAAACCTTTCAAGGCGAAGCCTTTAAATTGTAAAGCCGCAATGTGTCTAATACCTCGCCGCGCAATTGCAACCGGCGCAAAGCATCCACCATGCGAGCGTATAAATCCTTGTACTTGCTTTTTTTGCTTACACCAAAGCCGTAGGTAATCTGCTTAATGTCTCCGGCAACTCTTGGCCCAATGATTGAATGCTTTTTAAGCAAAGCCAAACCAACATCTTTATTAACCACTACCGCGCCATTGGCACCATATTTTCCCGTGATTAAATGCTGGTAACTGGCAACAATGCTTGGTTCGATTACCAGATTAAAACCATCAAAGCCCATAGCTATGCGTTTGTCTGCTACTTCTTTAGCCACAATGCTGGTGCCACTTGGCCCATACGCGCCAACGGTCATACCATCAAGCGTAGACACGCCGCCATATTGCCACGGGTTACGCGATGTAACAAAAAAGCTGTAACTGGTGTTTACGATAGATGGAGATAAGTAAAACAACTCTGCACGCTCTGGCACTTCTAGCAAGATAGAAAACACTACATCGGCTTCACCATCTACCGACTGTTTATAAGCATCTTTCCAAGGCAATAAACTAAACTCACAATTTAGTTTTGCTTCTTTGCATATAGATCGCATGATGGTGTACATCGGGCCTTGTATCACGCCATTATGCAAAGTTTGAAAAGGTGGAAAATCCTCTGTAACAATCTTCACGGTCTGCCCATATGCAAACCCTACTGATAGAAAATAAGCAAGAACGTATTTAATCATTCTCAGGCACCTCAAAACATAAATCAGGTAGCTTTGCACTATGCTTTGCCAAAGACAGCGCAGGTCGCCAATAAACCACCGTATTGCTGCACCATGCGCCCGTCATGTGTGGTGGTAGTATGATAGACCGCAATACGACATAATCCCCTACTTGGTTAACTATTACGCCGCCTTCAACTGCAACGCTTTGGCCGCCGTTGTATTGCCGGTGCAAAGTACGATAGATGGTTAGCTCGGATATATCTGTTCCAACAAAGCCTCGGCTTTCAACCAATATATTGTTACCATCTTTTTTAGTTACCATAGTAACGCTGTCAGAGGTTGTAAATGGCGTTGATGATGTAGTAGTAATGTAAACAATAACGCCTAAAAACAACGTGCATACAAAACTAAACCATCCACCAAGCCTAATAATCCAATGGGCTTGTAAACTCATTTTTTAACCTCTGTTATAGCTGGCGCTGGTGTTGGTGTAGTAATACTAGCAGCTTGCACCCATTCTTTAAACTTAGCCTGACTACCCAATGCAAACAGTGCCGCAATAAAAACAACGGCTGCTGTTAAGCCTTTTTTCATAATGTCATCGCGGAAAGAGCGCCAAAACTTTTTACGCTCGTTGGATGCTTCTTCGCGTTTATTTAACATTACATGTACGTCATGGTGTTTTTTAATATTACCATCTGGTGTTGCTTTAGTCATGGTGTCATGCAACGCATCTACTTTTTCGGTTAATTTATCCATTTTGTTAGCCTGTTCAGTTAATGCAGTTCTAACCCAATTACTAGCTTCACGATTTTCTCCGCGTCGCTCAAATTCATGTGGTAATTCTTCGCTCATTTTTGAAACAATCCAACAATAAGTTTAGACAATATGACAATGCGATTAATGCGCTTGCCATAAACGTGGCCTGTCTTTGTAAAAAAATCAAATTTAGACATTGCCGACAATGTGTGATTGTCAAACCATAAATCTGCAATAGATGCAACACAATGATTAATTGATTCTGCACCATTTGATTTTACAAAATGCAATTCATAACGTCCAGTAAAAACCAAATGCCAGATAAAAGTAGCAATGCTTTTATTAGCCATTAACCAAAAAACGGTTAAGGAAAAGTCTTCGCAATCGCCATAATAAAAGCCATTTGTTTTAGGTTTCATTACAAACCAAGCATCACGCAATAACGTAATGTCTGGTTCATAAATAAACTTTTCAGCTACGGTATCAATTGCATCTTCTAAAATCATAGCCCTTGCCCTTGCACAATGTACACGGTAGCCGCTGAGGCCGCTAATCCGCTAAAGTAACTAGCAGGGTTAAAGCGTAACACCTCTACCGCACCTGGAACTAACACAATGGCGTTAGATGGTGTACCTGCAACAGGTGCCACGGCATTAGCCTGAGCTTCGCTTGCACTTGCACCAATGCCTAAAAACACCGTTACAGCGCCGCTATTAATGATGCGGTATTGTCCAGTAGCCTGTGCTTCAAATTTAGCCAAAGTAAGCGCCTGCACACCTGTAGGTGCCGTTGCAGCCGCCGCTATAACAACGGTCTTGCCTTGCGGGGTAAATGCAATTTGTGAATTGGTAGACATGATTAAATTCCTTGTGCAATAGCCGCTTGATATGCGCTTACTACAGCCGCTGTGTGAGTAACAGAGCAAATAGCCTTTACACGGGCATCTTCTGCGCTGTAATCATCACCAGGGGCAACAACGTGGCGGTGAAATGTGCCGCTGATCTGTTTGCCGTCTTCAAAGATGGCGGTTTTGGTGCGAACTTGCACACAGCCGTTTTCCAAGACCTCAATGCAATCAACAATTTCAACTTTTTCTAAAACCATTTTTATCTCCAATAAAAATTAATATCTAGTTAAATAAACCAATACAATTGTTAAATTGTGCGCCAAAAATTCGCTTGTTAATCATTTACCAACCCATCCGGTGTTACCAGAACCAGATTCTTTGACGTACAGCGAAGTTCCCGCACCTCCGTCTGTACGCATATACAAGCTACCAACACCTGCTGTAATTGCGCTTTCAGGCGTTCCACGCCCTTTCATCACAAACACCGTGTCGTAGGTATTGCCTGCGTCATATCGAGCGGCCAATTTAATCGCGCCGCGAGTTTGAACCATGTCACCATCCGCATCAATTTGCCTGAAATTAAAAGAGCAAGCGTGATCGAACGCAAACCCAGTATTTCCAACATTGATCTTGGCTGCCGTAGTTGAACTGTCGTACAAATCAAATTCACCGCCAACCCCAAGCACACGCATTGCAATCGTTTCAGTCAACGAGTTGCTGTACTCCTTAACATAGTTGGTGCCTTCAATGACGTTCATATCAACGATTAGTTGTCTATCTGCGTAGTCAGCGCCTGGAGTAACAACTAACGAAGTGGAAAATGTCAGTCCATCAAAATACTCTTGTCTATTGTGAATGAATCTATTACTTCCGTTATTTGTATTAATAAGAATAATGTGTTGACCTTCATAAATACCGCCAACACGGGCGTTTCTAACTGCAAATAAATTTTTTGTGACAATATTACGCACGTTTTCTAAAATACCGCTGTACGAATAAAACACAATGTTTCCAGCTTGATCTGGCGCAGGTGCAATTTGAGAACCCGGTGATAGGTTACTAAATTTATTATCTTGAATAACACTCAACTTGCAACCACCATTTAACTTTACGCTAGCGAATTGTGACTCAATCCAATTATCCGAAATGACCCACTCACGAGCATTTTCAAGAAGTAAACCTATGCCGGGGCGGTTAGGGCCACCAATCCCATTCGGGTAGTCAAAAATGTCGCCTGTGCTTGGTGAAGTCAAGTTTGCTTCGATTAAGCATTGCGTAACACTGTTTCCCCAAACTTCGCTAACTTCACCGCCACTAGGCGCTCCAGTTATTCCTTGCACAGCAAAACCTTGGCAATACACACCAATGGCGTTGTGCTTAATGCGACATTTGTCAATACGAATACCATTGTTAAAGCAGGGCACAGGGCCAGTGGTTATGACTCCAGAATTTGACAAACGAATACCAGAAGCGCAGTTGTACTGGATGTCGCAGTTGGTGATGGTTGAGCCAGTTGAGCCGTTGAGAACAATGCCTTCTGCGGCCATGTAAGTGACAGCAACACGGTCAATCAAAAACTTGACAATGTTTAGACCACCGGATGCGTTGGCGCAAGTCACAAGAACGCCGACTTGATTAACCAACGATGGGTTTAATGGTATTTGGCCGCGAACTTGGAAGTTGTCAATTTGGGTAGTAAACGGAACGTTTGCGCCTGCTGGATCAGTGTTAACCAGCACAACGCCGGGGGCATTGCTGCCGGTTGCGATTTGCAACACCGACTCGTACATACCTGAGCCAAACAGCCGCTGTGCTGCATCCACACGAATTGTGGTAATTTTAAAAGTGCCCGGTGGAATGTAAACGCTATCGGCAGCATCAAGTGCCGCTTGAATTGCGGTTGTGCTATTTTCAGATCCCGTGGGGTCTGCGCCGTAATCAATAATGTTGGCTACAGCACCAGCAATCATTGAATAGGAAACTTTGGTCAAAGACATAATTAAACCTCGTAAAAGCCGCTGAACATCAATCGGGCATCGTCGCCAAAAATGTTTAAGCTAGATGCGGTTTGCGCGGCAGCGGTCAAACCGTAAATATTGATAGATGTGCCACCAATAAACGGAGACAATGACACTGGGCTTACGGCCAAATCTGTAAAGTAGCCGACAAACACTGCGTTGTTGCCCGCAGCCGAAAATGGCAATCCTTCAATAGCGTTAAGGTTTCCAGTGCCTAATACGTTAACGGTCAAATCACCGCTAAAGTACACCATTCTGCCAATCTTGGTGTACTTACCTAACTGTGCCGTATAAGTTGTGTTGCCGCCAAGTGAAGGTGTCCAAGTACCTTCTTCATAGTCAGCCAGCAACTCGCTTGTGCCTGTGCCCGGTGTGGCAGAAAAGTCGATGCCGTTTCCATTAGCAATAACTAGGTTGCCTGTGGATAGTGTGACGTTGCCCGACAGCGTAGGCGCAGCAGACAGTACCGTACTGCCTGTGCCGGTACTTGTTGTAACGCCTGTACCGCCATTTACCACCGGCAATACGCCTGCAATCTGGCTAGCGTTTATAACCGATGTGGTTGTTTTTAACATAATAACCTTAGATCAAAAATTCTATGGTTGAGGTAAGTGGAGGTGCTTCGCTGAATGTAACGTTTCCACCTGCGATAGTGTAGCTGCTTTGATTCTGATAAACACCATTGATATAAATCAGGCTAGGCGCAAATGAAACGGGAAAAACAGTTTGCACGCCATTGCCAGTAGCATTTACAAAAAGGTTGCCTGCTGAGTTAGGAAATGCGTTACCACTTAACGATGTATAAATGGTACTGCCATTCTTGTTCATTACCCGAATGCTGTAGTCTGCATTAGCATAAAACCGCGCTGGCGTGCCGCTATTTACAGGATAGCCGCCTGATGTGCGAATGGGCTGCACTGCTGGCTGAATTAACGCACCATCCCAATAGACTGCAATAGGGTTGCTTTGAGGGTCTAGGTTTACCGCGCCAATCCAGATATAGCCATTCTCTAACGGTTGCCCGTCAATGTCGGGAAATATTGGGAATGTTGGCTGTATGCTGAGTGCGCTCATGTGTATGGTTCCGAGTTGGTAGATTATAAGCGTGATTGTTTTGACTTCAACAATTCTTCCATTGCTTTAATGGCGTTTTCTTTGTTTACTCCGCGTAAACGCTCTGCACCTTCGGCCAATAACTCAAATGCCCGTTGTTTAGCTCCACCACTTGCAATATCTGCGCCTGTGCGTAAACTTTGCGCCACTTGGCCTTTTAACGATGTATCAGCCGCTGCGCCAAACATACGATCTAATTCATTTACAAAAATAACTTGATTGATTACATCATCATCTATTTTCATTCCATATTTAGCTGATATTTTGTTGACTTCATCCAAAGCATCAATCATGTTAGCCCGTGAGCCATAATTGCTTAACAATTTACGCATTGCAGTACCAAAGGCTTTATCAGCGTTTGGAGAATCAAAATCTAATTTTGTACCTGCCGCTTTTTGCATATCATCAAGTGCAGTAATTGAATCTGCATATTTTGTATTTGCTACGCGATAATTTTCAAATTGATTGCCTAAAGTCTGGTTTAGGTTTTTGCGTAAATTCTTTAAAGTACGTTCTGCTTGCGTAGTTAATGGTGATGCTAGACTTTTTTTACCATAGCTGACCTGTGTGTCAATAAACCGTTTGGCAGTATGTAAACCATAAGCATCTGGTGCCTTAGTAGTGCTTAAACGCTCCAAGGTTGCGTTTAAAATACGTTGCGCTGCTTTGTCTCCTTGAATGTCAGAGCCGGTTAATACAGCTTTTGCAACGCCTTTATCATCCATTACCACTTGTACGCCCAACTGGTTTAAATCATCAATAAATGAATTTATTGCCGGTTCATAATTAACTGGTTGTCCTTTTAATTGTGTTTGTGCAATTTGATCTATTTCTTTGCCTGCTTGGTTTTTAGTGTTTACCAAAAATTGCACACGATTATCTACTGATTTACCTAAAATATCAGCAGGTCTATTCATAGCTCTAAATTTTTCGCTTTTTTCACCCATTTTAAAAATGTTTAACATTTGCTGCATTTTTGTTTTATCAGCATCTGAAGCCGTTTTAATGCTAGCTATGGTTCCATCTTTCCAACCTTGTTTAATGGTTTCATTAGCTAAGTTATCCGGCACCACTTGCGAACCTGACAATTTAAAACCTACGGTTTCCACTGAATCAGGCTGTGTCAATAATTGCTGCTTTATGGCTTGCTGTTTTTCAGGACTAATTTTACCTTTGATAGTAGCGCCGATGCTTTGCAAAGACTCTTTAACCGGCACCAATGCCCTGCTAGTGCTAATGCCAGCCTGAGGTGGTGCCAAAGCCTTAGCTGCTGATTGCGCTGTGGCCTGTGTTGCTGTTTGTGCTGCTTTACCTATTTGCTTTACAAATGGCAATGCTCCACCGGCTACACCGCCTAACAAACTAGCTGCAATTTGACCGCCTGTGCCTGCGCCTGATTCTGCCGCCGCTTGGCCTGCTAATCCTGCACCTGCTCCACCTGTAACTTGCGCCAATGGTTGCGCTGCAATAGCACCGCCAACAGCCTTGCCTAATGGCGATGCTGCTGCGGCCTGTAATGTTTTACCTGCCGCCGCAAAGCCTCCGCCTAAACCTGCACCTGCTGCCGTTGTTTGTGCAATGCGCCCTGCTTCAGTTTGTACCCTTGGCATACCTGCTGCTGTTAGCAAGCCTTCAATGGCCTCTGTAGGCGTTGCAAACGTGCTGCCTGTAAGTTTGTTCACCGCATTAATAACTGGGTCACCTACCATTTGCGCTAATGCGCCTGCACCTGCGCCAGCTATTGCGCCAGGTATTGCACCAACACCGGCCAAAGGCGCGCCCATAGCTGCGCCTAATGCTGCACCACCGGCTATAGGTGCTAAACCACGCGCTGCACCTGCCGCAATGTCTTGCATCATGCTAGGTTCTTGCACTTCTTGCGCTGGTGCTTGCTCTGGTGTGCTTGACCGTATTTGTGCCACTCTCGCTTTTAAATCTTCCGAATCTGGCTGTACATCGTCAGGTATGTTGTTGATGGTAATGCCATCTTTGGTAGTGATTGAATATGGCATATCAATAATCTACGGTTACGTTACGTTGACCTGCTGCTGGTGCTGTAGGTACTTTATAATTTGGTGTTGCTGCTCTACCAGCTCGTGATTGTAATGATTGTAAATACATTGGTATAGCTTCTAATTTTTGTTTGCGTGTAGCCTCATCATCGGTATAAAGTGGCGTTAACTCTTGCAGTTTTTGTTCTGCTTCATCTTTGTTTACACCTGCACCAGTTGCCGCACGTAATAATGCTTCAGATAAAGAGCTTGATGCTTGTCTAAATTTTTCTCTATCTGTGCTACGTGTAAACCCACCAACCATACCACCAACTAAAGGCAATGACTCTATAAACTCTGCTTTTTCTGCGCCTGTTGGTTTTCCTGTTTTAGTATACATGGCGTTAAGCATATTCTGATATGCGTTAGTAGCTTGGTTTAACCAACCTTGTGCTTTGCGTTCATCCTCAGTAGCTGCGGCTACAGTTGTAGTTCCCGCTTTACTTGGCAATGGTAAACCTTGCAATGCAGCTTGAAAATCTAATTTTAAAATTTTACCTTCATCATTTAATTTGTTAGATTGCGCTACAGCTTGTGATGCTTGTGCTTTACTTAATCCAATTTCTGCATATTTTTTAGCTAAATCTGCATTGATTACTTTTTCAGCAAATTTTGATTTTGTTTCTTGTTCTTTAGCTTCAGCCGTTAATTTGCGAGTTTCTACGCCTGTCTTTTCAGCGCCTAAAATGCTAGTTAATGCATCTTGCCCTACTTTTCCAGCAACTGAAAGCATAGGAATTATTGATTGAAATACAGCATTAGGATTAGCATCAATTTGCTTTAACATGGCCTCATATTGCGCAGCTTCTTGCGGGTCTGATTCTTTGTTAGCGTCTATTTGGCTTTGAATAATTGATTTAGCAACGTCAGTATTACCACCACGAATAGATGAAACTATACCGCCCAATGTTTGTACTTGCTGTTTTTGTGCTTGCTCTGGCAATTGTTCAAACACACTTTTCATGCTTGTTTGCGTATCTTTGTCATATAAAGATGCAAGGGCAATAGTATCTAATAGGTTGTAATCTTGAGGTCGTTTAGTTGATAATCTTTGTTGCACATCAACTCTGCGCTGTTGTTCTGCCTGCTGTGCTTGTTGCTGCTGTTGCTGCTGTTGCAGTTTCAATTCTCGCTCTTGCTGCGCTTGTTGCCTTTGCAATTGCGCTGATTTAAAGTCTTGCATAGTTGCACCAAAGCGCATGCCTTCGGTTAGTGCAGATTGAAAAGGGTTTGCAGCAAGTGTACCGCCGCCGATTAAATAGTTAGGTAATGTAGCCATAATTAAAATTTAAACCCCATAAAGTCCATTTGACCACCACCACCAAGGCCGCTAAATGGATTAAAACCTCCACCACCTCCACCGCCCATAGCGTTGTATAAGCCTAGACCTGTGCCTATGGCTTGTGGGAATGCTTGTGCCTGTTGTTGCTGCCCTGCTGCTTGCCCCATAATGCCGCCAGCCTGCGCTTCGCCTTGCTGCCCCAATAATGTAGCCACATTACCGCCCATAGCTTGACCTGCTGTACCTACGCCTGCCGCTGATTGTTGGCCTAAACTTGTTAAACCGCCTAAACGTTCATACTGTTGATTGATAAGCTGGTTTAGCAACTGTGGCCTAAACTGTGCTAATGCTCCCTGAATATTTCCACCACGTAACCCGCCAGTGGCTGAGGCATTTTGCAGCATGGCATTTTCGCCTTGTTGCAACATGGCTTGCATAGCTGGTGATTGTTCAATACCTTGAATGGCTTGTTGCTGCGCTGGTGCACCGCCTAAACCTAAAAACGCTTGCTGCTGCTGTAATGCTGGTGCACCTGCTTGCGTGTACGGTTGCAATAGTTTTTGCGTTAGATCAAACTGCCTGCGCTGTTCATCTATTCCAGACTGTGCCGCTTGGGATTGTGCTGCACTTGCTTGCTGTGCTGCCTGTGCCTGCGCTTGTCCTGATTCTCTCGCACTTCCTGCTGACAATCCTGCAACACCTCCGGCCAATGCGCCCAATGGATTGCCACCACTGCCAATAAAGCCAGTTGCTGCGCCTACAATTGCATCTAGGAATCCCATAATCTGCCCCTTATGTTATTTCACGACCGCTAACCCGCATGGTTAGTGAAGTGGCCGAGCTTGCTATGGTGCTGATAAATGATGATGCTTCTAACACCTGCCCCACTAGCTC